CCGCTGCTGCACTTCTTGGGACGTTGCCATGGGTGGCGGAACAACTCCCCGCCACACTACTACAAAAGAGCAGAAAAGCTAGAAAAGCCGGAAAGCTGGAAATCTCAGCCGCCGAGGTTGACAGCCTCCCCCTGGAGCGTGCATGATGGGGGCTCGCCACACCCAGGCACCGTGACTAACAAGCAATTTCTAGCCCGAACCTTTGGCCTCAGCTCCTACAGCTGGAGCGTTCTCCGCACTTGCGAGAAAGCGCTGCATAAGTGGGCTGAGGACGAATGCAATGGCCGCATTCAGTGGGACGACGAGACCGGCGAACCCCACCTCTACCGCAAAGATCGCTGGGGCGACTACACCGCCAAAGGCCAGCCAACATTCAACCGCGAGGACCACTACCTAGACATTGCACGCAAGCAAGCCGCACGCTACGGGCTCCACATCTACCAGCAGACCGATCCCCGTGGTTGCGCACTCTACGTCTATTCAAAGGAAGACCTGGAGCGCTCGAAGTATCCCATCGACCAATGCTACAACTCCGTAGCTACAGCTATCTGCTGAACTGCGAAAGAAAAAGCCCCCTATTCAGGGGGCTGATCTTTACCGCCCAGAGCAAGTGCTCTGTCTTTAATCTCGTCGATGTAGTCTTGGACATCATCGAACTCCTCTTGTGTCAACCAGCCGTCGTAAGCGAACTGGTTGGCACGGCTGAAATACGAGACCAGTTTCAGAAGGTCTTCGTTTTCGATACGCAGCATTGTGTAATTCATCAGAATTCCTCGATCATTGCGTCTAGTTCAGCGAAGTTAAGCACTGGATCGAACCACGACACGCCATCTGGCGTGGCCAGTCCGACACTATCTTCAGCGATCGAGTAGAGGAATTCTCTATAACTGCCGCACGCAAGCGCGACAGCGTAGAAAGAGAACTCGTTCTGAATCCACAGAGCAACATTCCAGGTTTGGTAGTTACTCCAGCCGTTGTAGTTTTCGTTGGTCATTGTGCTAGGGAAGAAGAAAGAAGAGCAGCCAGGGCTCGAGGCCCTGGTGCGCGCTTCAAAGGAACGGGGGTAGCTCTGGCTCGAGCACCTCGACGCGATACAAAAATCTGTCGGGGTCGATCCGTTGCAGCAAGGCTGCCAGTCTCAAGGCGTCACCCTTGAGCCTGGGGCGACCGGACCCCGCAGGGATCCAGCCGCGCTCCGTGCCGCGATACGTGGTGACAAGATGTCTCACGCTGCTACCTCCTCGGCCTTCTCAGGCTTGAGTGACCTGAGTTCTTCCTGCACAGCTTGGGCAATTGCTTCTAGAGCGTCGATCCGTTCCGCTAGCTGCGCCGCCCCCTCATTGTGGGAGCCGCTTCTGTAACGGACGAACCAACGAATCTCACGAAGCACCTGAGCTGCATTGACACCCCTAACGGTGATGGAGTCTCGAGTCTTGCTATCAGTAACAGTTATCGAATCACCGTAGAGTGATAAGTCACCGTTTTCGATAGTGTGCGAAATCGCCGTTTGCATCAACATGTTGTGACCTTTGGGTGAGGTTGGCACGTTGGCGCGGGCCTTGCTGATGCATCATCAGCTCACCGCCGCCGGGTCGTTCAGTTGTCAAGGTGCAAGCCGCGTCGGACGTTCAGACCCCGGCAAATTGCGGCATGGCCGCGCCTTGCTGGCGAGTGGTCCGGTTTGGCTGTGGTCTCTAGGTCGCTTGGTGTGCTTCCCTTTGACTCTTTCAGTGTATCACAGACCAGGCCAGCTGGTCAAGCACTGGCTGAAGCTGCGAGAGCGGCTGCTCCCTCCTCTTCAGTACTCATACTGTAGCACAGACCAGGCCGCAGCTGGGGTCGTGTTGCAAAAGTTAATAATGCGTAGGGCGTCCCTCTGAACCTGCATAAATTCTTGCAAACTTCATGTACTCTATCACAACAGGGGGGTAAGGTCGCAATTCTGAGCGTCCGTACACCGCCGCCCCAAAAAATACAACACAAAAACTGTTAAATTGCTCGAAGTTTGTTACGATCAAACCAAAAGGTCTCCCTGGAACGATGCCAGAAGAGGAAAAGTACGAAATCGAATACGGCCAAGGTATTAGCGACGAGGATTATCTCGACGAAAAGACGATTGGCACCCGTCGCCGTCCATTCGGCCCCAAAAAGAGCGCTGCTGAAGTCGAAAACCGCGTCCAACGCCTCTACAAACGCCAACTCGAGGGGCACACCTGCCGCCAACTCGTACTCGACCACGCCGACAAAGAACAAATCGGCGTCGCCACCGCCTGGCGCGACTGGAAAAAAGTCCAACAACTCAACAACGAGGACTTCAAGCTGGAGCGTGAGAACATGGCGGGCCGCATCTTCTCGATGCGCAACCGTCTATTCAACGCTTCAATGAAGCGCGGCCAAATGGCCACCGCCGCCCAAGTCTTGGACTCCCTCGCCAAGATGGTCGGTTGCGACGCCGCCGAAGAAAAAGGCAACAACGTCCCCGACATCAACATCAAAATCGAACGCGAGTAATACGCTAGTAACACACATAAGCCCACCTAAGTGCCCAAATCCCTAGATTTATCTCTACGCCCCGCCCAAGGCGCCGTATTTAGCGCAACCAACCGCTTCCGCGTCCTCGTCGCAGGCCGCCGCTTCGGCAAATCCTACCTCGCCTGCATCGAACTCCTCAAAGCTGCCCTGGAACGCCCCGGCGAAACCTACTTCTACTGCGCCCCGACCTACCGCATGGCGAAAGACATCGCCTGGAAAACCCTCAAAAAGATCATCCCCAACTCCCTGGTACGTAGCAAGAACGAGACCGAACTCCGCATGGAGTTAATCAACGACTCCACGATCGAACTAAAGGGCACAGAAAACGCATCAGCCTTGCGCGGTCGTTCCCTAAGCGGTGTTGTGCTAGACGAGGCCGCCTTCATGGAAGCGGAAGTCTGGTTCGAGGTGCTTCGCCCTGCGTTGGCGGACAAACAGGGCTGGGCACTCTTCATTTCTACCCCCGAGGGCACTGCGAGTTGGTTTTACGACCTGTGGTGTTACGTCGACGAGGACAGAACCGGCGACTGGAAGCGTTGGTGCTACACAACAATCCAAGGCGGCAACGTCCCACCGGAAGAAGTCGAAGCCGCCCGTTCTCAACTCGACGCCCGCACCTTCCGCCAAGAATTTGAAGCCAGTTTCGAAAACCTCTCCGGCCTGGTCGCCATAAGTTTTTCTGACGCAAACATCGACAAAGAAGCCCTCGACATCCCAATCCTCCCCCTCCTCCTCGGGGTGGACTTCAACGTCGACCCAATGAGCGGCATCTGCGCCGTCAAAAAGGACGACACCCTCTACGTCTTCGACGAAATCATGCTCACGGGTGGAGCGACCACCTGGGACTTTGCGGACGAAATCGTCTCCCGCTACGGGGTGGAGCGTCGCGTAATTGCCTGCCCCGACCCCACCGGCGGCGCCCGCAAAACCAGCGGCGTCGGCGTCACCGACCACACCATCCTCCGCAAATCCGGCTTCACCGTCCAATCCCCGCGCTCCCCCTGGAAGATCCGCGACAAAATCACCGCCGTCAACACCGCGCTCCTCGACGCGACCGGAACGCGCCGCACCCTAATCCACCCCCGCTGCAAAGAACTAATCAAAGCTCTCCGCACCCTGACCTACACCCCTGGAACGGGCCTCCCGAACAAAAATTTAGGGGTTGACCACGCTTTCGACGCCTTCGGCTACCTCTGCCTCCAACAATTCAACCTGGCCAAACCAACAACAATGGGCCAAACAGGTTATCGACTCTATTAACTAAACTAGAAATAGCCTGGGGGCAAAATCCATGCCAAAACGCGGCCTCTACGCCAACATCAACGCCAAACGCAAGCGAATTGCAGCTGGATCAGGCGAAAAGATGCGCAAGCCGGGCTCAAAGGGCGCTCCAACCGCCGAAGCCTTCAAAAAAGCGGCCAAAACCGCCAAAAAACGCAAACCCAAGGGTAAAAAATAATGGCCATCACCGTCCTCCGTGGCACGAACCTTGTCGAGTACCACGAATCCACCCCTCTAACGTCGGTCAACGACGCCCTTGAGGTTCACGCCGACACAAGCGAATTTTGCTTCGCCGCTGTCGTAACGGGCGGCGCCAATTTCACCCTCGCCTTCGAGACCGAATTTAACGGCGGCGCAGGCACCTGGTACGAAATCGACGCCAGCAAAACCATCAACTCCAACGGCGAATACATCTACTTCTATACAGGCAAGCCCGTAAACCGGATCCGCATGAGGATCAAGAGCATCAGCTCTGGAACGCCCAGCATCGTCCCACACATCGGCCTTTCGTACAGCAGCTAATGGGCACCCGCATCATCCCCGGCTTCTGCACCCATCTTGAGGTCGATGCGGAGAGTCGCATGACCGAGGCTAGTTTTACTTTTATGACCCCTCAGGACCCAATTGACTTTGGTGCGTTAATGACCCGCCTTGCATCAGGGGTCGAGGTAATGATCGAAGTGGAGGATGACGATGATTGAGTATCGCGGCGAAAAATTCGAGGGTTATAACAAACCCAAGCGCACCCCGAACCACCCGAGCAAAAGCCACGCCGTTTTAGCGAAAGTCGGCAACGAGGTGAAGTTAATCCGTTTCGGCCAACAGGGCGTGAAGGGCAGCCCCAAAAAACAAAACGAAAGTGAGTCTTACCGCAAGCGCCGCGAATCATTTAAGGCCCGCCACGCAGCTAACATCAAAAAAGGAAAAATGTCTGCGGCCTACTGGGCTGACAAGGTGAAGTGGTGACCCCATGACTTATTCTGTCCCCGGCCAAATCCGCACCCACCTCGTCAGCTCCACCTATCCGGGTGGACCGGACAGCCCTTTCGTCCGCACCCAAGCAGTGCTGGACCAAATGCGCGGCTGGGAGATCATGAAAGCGGTGACCCTCGGCACCGAGTATCTCCGCGAAAACAGCGAAGCTTTCCTGCCAATCGAGCCCCGCGAGGATTACTCGGCCTACCTCGCCCGCGTAAACCGCGCCGTCTTCTCCCCCTACACCCAGCGCCTGGTACGTGCCGCCGCCGGTCTAATTTTGCGTCGCCCCATCACCCTCGAAGGCGACCCGTACTGGTCAGAGGTTTTTGCCAAGAACGTCGACGGATGCGGCTCGGACCTCGACGAATATGCCCGCCGCGCACTCATCTGCGCCCTAACCTACGGCCACTGCCACACGCTAGTCGACTTCCCCGCCCCAACTGGAGCACGCAGTCTGGCCGAGGAACGCGCACTAAACCGCCGCCCATACTGGATTGAGATCGACCCAACCAACATCTACGGCTGGCGCCTGGACCGCGAGACAAATTACGGCCAACTAACCCAAATCCGCATCAAAGAACGCGCCGTCGTTGCTGATGGAGAGTTTGGCGAGAAAGTTTACGACCAAATCCGCGTGATCGAACCAGGCCGCTACCGGATTTACCGCCAAACCGAATCTGTAAAGGCAGCAGCAGGCGGCTTCCCCTATCCAAACGCCTACGAGGCTAGCGACGCCACCTCCGACTACGAATTAGTCGAGTCTGGCGACTACAGCCTGGGCGAGATCCCCCTAGTCACGGTTTATTCCAACAAGACCGACACAATGGTCAGCAAGCCCCCGCTGCTGGACATCGCCTACCTAAACCTGGCCCATTTCCAACGCCAAGCCGACCTAATCCACAGCCTGCACATCGCCAGCCAACCCATGCTGGTTTTAGAGGGCTGGGACGACCAAACCAAGGACATGGCCGTAGGCGTGAACTACGCCATCTCCACGCAGCCAGGCAACAAGGTTTACTACGTCGAGCCAGCATCTAGCGCATTCGAGGCCCAAACCTCCGAAATCCGCGAGTTACAGATGCAGATGGCCACGTTAGGCATCAGCACTCTGAGCCAACAAAAATTCGTCGCAGAATCTGCCGACGCCCGTCGCCTGGACCGTGTCGACACCAACTCCATGCTTTCCATGGTGTCCCTGGACCTCGAACAAAGTTTGCAGAAGTCCTTCGACCTTGCCGCGAACTACTTAGGGCTCGAACCACCCAAAGTAAGCATCAGCCGCGACTTCGACATCGACAAACTAATCGGCCAAGACATCACCGCACTAACTTCACTCTTCGACCAAGGTGTCCTGGACCGCGAGGAGTTCCGCCAGGTGCTGGTGCGTGGTGAGGTTCTACCTACGGCGAACGAAAGCATTTAGTAAGTAGTGCAGTAGAATAATACTGCCATTAAAACTTGTCATGGCCGAATCACTTGACAAGGTTCTGCAGCCCGACGGGACATACAAGTGGGAACTTGTAGAACTCCGCGCTGCGAATCTGTATGAGAAGGACAAACCAAAAGAGGTTAAGTCCGAGCCACGCACGAAGCGCCGCACCAAATCCGCTGAATCCGCACCCGTACCCACCCCAGACGAATACTGAGCATGGAAGAGCAAGTCATCCAGGACACGCCCGTGGCGAGTTCTGACCAGCCCGTGGCTGGAACCGACACCGCTTCACAACCCGACCCAACCGCCTCAATCCGCGCCGAGTACGAGACCCAGCTAGCCGCCTTTAAGCAGCAAGCCGTCGAAGCCGAGGAACGTTTCCAAGGCATCAAATCAAAGCTCGACGAGGTCTACAAGAAGCAGGACGACCAACGCAAAAAGACGTTGGAAGACCAAGGCCAATGGAAAGACCTCTGGGAAGAGGCCAACAAAACCGCCCAAGACAAAGATCTCCGCATCTCCGACCTGGAACGCCAGCTTGAAGACCTACGAGTCTCCAACGAACAGGCCGCAACAAAAGCAAGCGCATTATCCGCAATCAACCAAGCCGGAGCCATCAACTCCGACCAAATGTTGATGCTTTTGCAAAACAATCTACAGAAAAATGCAGACGGCAAAGTAGTCGTATTGCAGGGCGGTGTCGAACAAGATATCAGCACCTATTTGAATAACTTAAAAAACCCTGGATCGGGTTACGAGCACCACTTCAAACCAAGTAGCGCTGCAGGTATGGGCGCCAAACCCACACCAAACTCAGCGATTGCGCCCGGAATGGCTAACCCCTGGAAGGACGGTAGTATTAACATAACGAGGCAAATGCAACTAGAAGCACAGGAACCCGAACTCGCAGCAGTGCTGAAGAGGGAAGCAAGCCTGTAGTCCCCGTGGGACGTTGCCTCACCAAGTCCGTGACTTGGACCCCGCAAACACCTTTGACGTTGGTTTTCTAAAATGGCCGCACCATTTCAGAATTATTCCGGCGGTGTCCTTCTCGCGGACATCGTAAAAAGGAATAATCTCAGCACCTATGTGTCTGAGGCAATCAAAGAGCGCAGCCTGTTCCTGAAGAGCGGTGCTGTTGCTCGCAACCCCCTGCTGGATGCCCGCGAAGGCGGCACCCGCATTCAAGTCCCCGAGTTCAACCCTGTGTCTCCCACCGAGGAGATCATGGATGGAACGGCTACTTGGGGCACCTCAACCGCTGGTTATCTGACTCCTCAGAAGATCGGCACCGGCACCCAAATTGCAACCATCTGCCATCGCGGTTTCGCGTATGCCGTGGATGACGTGGCAATGCTTGCTGCTGGTGAGGATCCTATGGGTCACATCCGCAACCAGCTTGCTGATGCCATCAACAAGAAGAACAGCGAGCGTCTGTTCTCCCAGCTTGCCGGTCTGTTTGGCACCGCTCTGAGCGCCAACGCCCTCGACAAAGGCGTTGCTGCTGCCTCTGGTGCGGATGAGGACAACTTCCTGACCGCCGCAACTGTTGCCGAAGCCCGCGCCAAGCTGGGCGAGCGTGGCGACGAGCTGGACGTACTGGTTGTCCACCCCTCCGTCGGCTTCTACCTGTATCAGGTGGGAATGCTGACCTTCTCCACCTCAGCACTCGCCGCATCCGGCGCTGTGACCTGGGGCGGCGGCGGCGTGGGCGTTGGCGCACGCAGCATCGGCCAATTCGCCGGTTGTGACGTGATCATGGACCCCTCGGTGAACACCGTGGCTCCTGGCACCTCCACCCACCAGATCGAGTTCTACTGCTACCTGACCAAGCGTGGCACGATCCTCGAAGGTGTGCAGCAGGATCTCCGCATCGAAGCCGACCGCAACGTGCTGTCGAAGCAGGACGTCCTCTCCGTGGATTACCACACCGCCTACCACGTGATGGGCACCAAGTGGACCAACGCAGGCGACAACCCGACCAACACCGGTCTGGCCACCGCAGGCAACTGGAGCGCCACCTACGACATCGACCTGATCCCCATGGTTCAGCTCACCGTCAACAGCCCCCTCGACACCTCCGTCATCGCCTGATACGGTTATTTCGGATCCCCCATCAGCCCCACTTCGGTGGGGCTTTTTTATTGCCGCTACACTGAGACAAAGTGATTTGTTATTGCTGTGGCCGCAGTAATCGACGCCACATTAAAGGGAGCTTCCTCCAACAGCTATGTAACGCTGGCTGAGGCAAACTCGTACTTTGAAACCACGCCCGAAAGCAGCACCTGGGACGATAAGACCGACGATCAAAAGAACCGCTCTTTAATCTCAGCAACCCGCTGGATCGACAGCCTTAATTTTTACGGCGACCGCTGCAGCACAAGCCAAGCACTGAGCTGGCCCCGCAACAATTACCACGTCGACCGCATCGAACTGGTCTGCGACGTAATCCCCGCCGAAATCAAATACGCAACCTATGAACTGGCCCGCGCCCTAGCCAACGATCCAGACGCCGTAACCGGCAACACCGGCACCGAGGGTATCTACGACGAAGTGAAGCTAGGCGAGCTGGAAGTGAAATACAGCAAACAAAGCCAAGCCGTCGGCACCATCAACAACGTCTTCGACGTTTACCCCTGGCTGCAGTCTTACCTTGGTGCGTACACCATCGGCGGCTCCGGCAGCTACCAAGTCCGTGTTGTGAGGGGTTGAGATGTCACTCATTGACGACGTTTTCAAGGGTATCCCCGCCCCACTTTTAAGCAAGTGGGGCCAAGACCTTACATACGTCAAAGCGGCAACAACCGAAACCTACGACCCAGCCACTGGAACGATCAGCGGCACAGAGACGAATGTAACAGTCAAAGGCATCATCACCAAACTGAACCCAAAAGAGTTCAGAGGCGATTACCAATCAACAGACATCAAGATAATTATTGGTAACTCCGAGCTTGGTGACTATTACCCGAATGTGCGCGACCGTCTTGAGTACGAGGAAGCCGGATCAACTCGACTGGGACGCATTATTGATATCGATACCTATCGAGGCGAGCAAGCGATTCTGCACATTCTTGTAGTGAGGCCGCAGTAATGGCTAAGAAGACACTTAAAGATGACCTGGTTAGGGACCAGCGTCGTGCAGCCAACAAAACCATACGCACGGTGGCCCGAAACGTTATGAACGGATTAGCCGAGGCTGGTCCTGAGTGGAGCGGTGACTTTAAGGATAGCTGGGCTAGCTATTCTGCTTCTAGCGGCGAAATGGGCACCGGCACATATCCGTACAAACTAGGAGATGTCCCTGATCTTCCGGTCACAGCCAGAGAGATGGCTAGGAAAACCCGACTAATTATTGAGAACACAGCCCCGCACGCTGCCATTGCACTAGATCTTGAGCCAGGTGAGTTTGTAAACCCAGGATTTGAGCCCAAGGGAGACGTTGTTTCTCGGGGCATAAGACGTGATTCTGGTATCCGTGGTGATATAGGCAGCGGAAGCGGTAATAACCGATCCACCGCACCTCTCGACTGGTACACGACGTATGCGAGAGGCGGTAAAATAGCTAAAGCTGTCCAGAAAGGAATACGAGTGGTAACAAGGGAAGCTAATCAAGGCCGATTCACGGAGATGTAAGGCATGAACTATCAAGGAATCCGCGCCAAGTTTGAGTCCCCTTTGTTAACGGCTTACAACAGTCTTAGCCCGTCTGTACCCGTTTATTTCGACAATATATTCGCAACAGGCAAGAAAGCGGACGACGAGTTTATCTTTGTAAATATCCAATTCGGCGTAACTACAGAAGCGACACTAACAACATCCTCAGATTATGTACAAGGTGTTGTAGTGGTCCGTGCTTATGCGAAAAAAGGCGTAGGACCAGCTCGCAGCCAAGCGCTAATAGACACAGCTTTTACGACATTGCAGACGATAAACGATACAGGAAAACCGGACAGCGGCATCTACGTCCGCACTGGATCAATCGATGGTCCGAGTTTTGGAACGGGATCAACGGACCAAGAATCCAGGATTGCGTTTACGCCGTATTTTATTTCTCGTATCGAGACTGACTTCACGGCGCAGGTTATTTCGTAAATAGCAACATCGGCTAACCTAGAGTTAGCCGGGCTGTGCCCGCGACACTCCCTACCGATAGGTCTTACCTATGGCAACCGTCCTCTCGGGCACCTCCGGCGCCCTGTACTACAAACCAGCCGGAACTTCTGTCACCACTCTTACCGCTTCCGCATTCCCAGCTACTGGCGGCGACATTACTGTCGGCACCTATCTGGGCTTCCAGGTCAACGACCCCGTGACCCTGGCCTACCCCGCTGGAGCGACCACCACTGGCGCGATTGCTGCCGGTGATTACTACGTGTTGACCTATTCAGAGTCAACCGGCGTGATGACCCTCAGCTCCACGGTGGGTGGTTCAGAAGAGACCGCAACTGCAGCACCTACTGGCTTTGGTTCGGACACCGCAAGCATCACCTACACCGCCGCCGCCGTTGTCGGTCAGGTGCGTGAATGGAGTTTTGAGATCACCCGCAGCGAGATCGATGTCACCACAATCGGTCAGACTGTTACCGGTACTGCTCCTTTCCGGGCTTACATCCCTGGCTTTGCTGACGGTTCCGGCTCGGCCACCGTCTATACCACCGACGACGACACTCTGCTCTCTAGCCGTCTGATCCAAGACGTGATCCAGCGCGAGCAGAATGGCGCCACGATGAAGCTATACATCGACCGCATCATCAGCTCTGGTTCGGTTAACGACACCACCAGCCGCTCCATCGAAGTTCCCGTGATTTTGACTTCCGCAAGTCTGAGCGTGAACCCCGACGACGGCCAAAGCGTGGAGATCGCCTTCCGTCCCAGCTCTGCACCTACCTTCGACTTCAGCAAGTCCTGATAGATTCGAAAGGCAGATGGGAATCGCCCCGGTTCTACCGGGGCTTTTTGCTGTAAACCGCTACACTAACCACATACACAACTAATTCAATGCCTGTCGCACTTCGCGCAATTGATCGTCTCCGTAAAGCTGCAAACATGGAGCCGATCAAAAAGGAAGTCGAATTATCAGATGGATCGATTTTCGAGCTTTGGTTTACTCCGTTGACTATGGCTGAGCGCGAACGCGCACAACGCCAAGCCAAATCCGATGATGCCAGTGCATTTGCTCTGCAGCTGCTGATCAACAAAGCCCAGGACGAGAACGGCACAAAGCTATTTAAGGCTGGCGAGATCGACATCCTGAAGAACGAAGTCAAGGACAAGGATCTTCAATCCCTGATGCTGGCAATCTTGACTGAGGAGACCGAAGCGACAGACGACATGAAAAGCACTGCAGAGTGAGATCGAGAAGGATCCTGCTCTGCAGTTCCAGTTCTTCCTAGCCGGCGAGTTAAAGATGACGCTCAGCGAACTCCAATCCCGCATGAGCCAGGAAGAACTGCTGGGCTGGCACGCCTACTACACGTACCGAGCCAAGGTCGAAGAAGAAGCATACGAGAAAGCCAAACGCCGCCGCTAAAGTGGTTAGTAGGTGTTAAGTTGCTGTGGCAAGCTATCAGCAGACAATTGAGCTTGTCCTACGCGGCGAAGAGCGGCTTAAAAAGCTGCAAAGCCGTGTAACAGCCTTAAACAAAGAAGTTGAGAAAATAAAACAACCGACAGCAAAAGCCGGGACGAACGTCTTGGCCGATATTGCAAAAGAAGCCGCTGTTGAACAGAAAAAGTACAACAACGAGACCAATAGAACTTTACTAAACCAAATTAAACTCAATTCCGCTGTAGATCTCTACCAGCGGAGACTCAAGGCTGTTTACACCACCGCTGCTCCAGAACAGAAACAGTTCCAAGGCCGTTTAGAGGATATCTCGAGGGCTTTCAACGTATTTAAAGACCAAAAAAATGTAGCAGGCGTTCAGGCCGTATCAACAGAGCTGGGGCGCATCATTGAGTACAGCAACGAAATAAAGCGGTCTGAGATAGCCCGAGTAAAAAGTGCTGTACGCTTACGGGAATACATCGCAGAGATAAACAGGTTAAAAGCAGCGGGTCTAAACGTAAGTAAAGCAGAAAAAACACTAGAGCAAGTAAAAGTTGACCTCGGCACAAACAGGTTCAGACAAGCCGGAGCGCTTGAGGTTGTGCTTAAGGACAGACTAAAACTTTTAAAGCAGGAAGAACAGCAGATACGCAAAAACAGGCAGGAGGCCGAAAAGCGCACCGGAACTTCTAAGACTGGTACAGCCGGACTCCTTGAACAAGCCGGTGCATTTGGTCTTGGTGCTGGTTTCCCACTGCTGTTTGGTGGCGGTGTCGGTCAGGTCGCCGGTGGTGCGATGGGAACCGCCATAGCGCAAGCTTTCGGACTGGCTGGAGAGGCCGCCATGGGTCTCCAGATCGCCTTATCCGCAGTTGCGGGCAAGGTTGAAGAACTTGTAACCCGTTTCCGCGAAATCGGTAACGCAACCCGCGTGCTTGATTTAGACGCCTTAGAACAAAGTTCTATCACCGTTAATGCTGAGTTACGTCAGCTGGTACGTCGTTTAGTTGAAGCCGGTGAGTCAGGAGCTGCGCTGAGTGTTGTTACAGCCAAAGTAGCAGAACAAACCGGTATTATCCCGAGCAAAACAGCTGACATTACACGGTCGGTCAACAAACTATCCAATGAATGGGATGGAACGTTATCCGCAGTATCCGGCCTAGTCAGCATTCTTAGTCAGCCGTTCGTTGATGCGCTGACACAGATACTACGGCTAGTAAATCAGACAACAAAAGGCGCAAATGTTCTTTTACAGCTATTGTCAGAAGGAGTCAATCGGCTCAACCCTTTCCACCCACTGCTTAAGCTTCTAAACAAGGATACAGAAGACATTGTAGAGAGCGAGCAAAAGCGCTTAGATCTTCTGCGCCAATCATCAGATAAGTTAGAGCTGGAGTATAACCGTAATAAGGCACTCTTTGATATTGAGAGTAAGCGCACAGCAGGCAAGACTGTAGGCGAAAAACTGATCAACGCTGAACTAGAGAGAAATAAAAAACTTAAAGAACTTGAATTTGCTACAGACGATAAAATTAAACAAAACAGAAAAGAATACGGCGATCTTACCAGCAAGCAGGCCCAGATCGAGCTAAAGCATTCGGAGATGCTGATTGAAAAGAATGCCAAGATAGAAGAACAAAGAATAAATCAAACATACGAGTTAGAAAAACAGAATATACAATACGAGAGTATGCAGGAGAAGCTTAAAGATATTACAGAAAAGGGAGAAGCCCAAAAGCGTAATATCAAGGCTCAAGAGACTGCTTACAAGAATTCGATGAGCGTCGTTGATGCGCGTCTAAACGCAGAGAAAGCAGTTAATGATTTACACAATCAACAGCTGGAACGCGCCTATGAAATAGCAGGCACCGCTAGGCAGCGCCTAGAGATAGCCAAAGTGATATATCAAAACGAGGTTAAGGGTGCTGAGCTTGTTTACCAAAAGACCCTTAACCAGATTGAAGCCGAGCAAAAGGCACTTGAATTTAAGCGCCAAAGTGCAGTAATTGATGCACAAGTTCTTAAGGCTCGCGGAGATATGTTAATAGCAGAAAGAAAAGGCGATGCGGCTACACGGGCACGGGTGCAAAAATCTATAGACGCGCAGGTTGAGGTAATCCGTCTAATTGACGAGCAGATCACCACCCAAGCACAGGTTGCCGGTTACCAGAAAGAAGCGGCAGACGCACAGTTCAGAGCAGCGGAACTAACCGCGAGACAAAACCTCGAACAGAAACTTGTAAGCGATGAAATAGACCTAAGTCAGCAGGAGGCGTATAACTTGTCGGGTAGGCTTTCCGATGGTGCGATAAATGCCCATAACCTGAAAACAGGCATGGGGCAGGTGAAGAGCAATACTCAAGGAACAGTAACGATGATGATTCGCGTCGCCACCGAGGCTGATCGGGCTGCGAACAGTATTGCGAGAGCCGCTGCTCAACAGCAGGCTCTAAACGCAGCAAAAGCCCAAAGCGGTGGTGGCGGCTCTAGTAGTCCCCCAGCCTATGCCAAAGGCGGTTTCGTGAACGGGGCTCAGATGGCTTTGGTTGGTGAGGGAGGCCCCGAATACATCGTTCCTGAAAAGAAAGCCGCAGCCTTCGCCACTAACTACCTAATGGGTGCCCGTGGGTCGGCTGCGATCCCTCGTTACGCTGAAGGTGGTTATGTTGGTTCTGTAAGCATCCAAACCGGACCAGTCACCCAAATGGATGGAACGAACTACGTCACTACAGGGGATTTAAGTATGGCTGTGCAGGCGGGTATTCGACAGACACTGGATTTAATCAGACGCGACGGTAATACCCGCGCAAGCCTGGGACTCTCCTGATGGCGGTTAATTACGACGTTTTGTGCTTTCTCGAGTATTACGCCGACCGCGACAACGTGGTGGATGGATCCGGCAACCGTACGCCGACAAGGCAATGGCAGAACTTCTACCAGGTGCCGCAGACGTTGAGCGTTGATGCTAATGCAACCGGCAAATATGGCTACTTGGCGTTTGACGTTACAGGATTTGGCAGCACTGAGGCTGCATCAATCAATGATCTGTCGATTACAGCAGCAGCAACGGGCGATTTGATCGACGTGACTGATGGCGCCATGGGTGCCAATAATTTGGTGATCGCAACGCTTTACATCCAAGACGCAGGCAAAGATGAATTTGATGCAGCCAGTGCGCAGCAAATCAGCCGGTACATTGGCAGCATTGAAGGCGCTTCAACATCTGATATTGAAGTGAGCTGGACAGTAAACCCAGCGATCAATAAACTGAACCCACAGGTGCCGACTCGTAAGGTATCTACGGGGATGCTTGATCAGGTGCGGGTAGCATGACCAATTTTCACGTTGTTGGTTTTGACTGCCAAGCGGTGTTGCCTGATGGCACAACAGCAGAAGGCTTGCGAATGTGCGTTCAAGATGACCGGGTTTTTTATATGAATGCCTCTGATGAGGTGGTGGAAATTGAGCAAATGACTGGCGGCAACATTTGCTGCCCGCCCAGTGAATTGGCACTAATCATTGCACGCGATCGGGAGGCACGGTGATGAAAAGCTACAGAATCAGCGAATACATTGGCGAATTTAGTGGTGCGCGTTCGGCTGCGGGCTTTAGAGATCAGACAGCAGGCGTAAGGCAGAGAAGCAGCGAACCGGCATCAACAGCAACCCGCAGTGATGACGCACCTGCAAACAGCAAAAAACCACAAAGGGATTTAAGCAAGGAACAAAAATATGCAACGGCAGGCGACACGATCCCGATCGTTTTCTGCAAACGTGCAAGCAATGTTGGCGGCGTATGGGTCCAGCCGCAGTTATTAAAAGAGGGCTCTTACAACTACACCGGACAATTTTTATATGCAATCAGCCAAGGCGACATGGTTGATTCCCCTTTAGCCCGCCGCGCTTTTGTGGGTAATCGAAATCTGGAATATACGCCAGGCATTACCGCGACTCTGACGCATTATTTCTCTTCAGCTGCAACCATGGCGGCGTCGCCTAATTCTTGCCCAATCACAGGCGGAAAAATATTTTGCGAAACGCAAGCTTCTTATTACATATTTGAGCGACAAAGAAGCGGCGGTTGGATTACAAGAAATCCTGATTATGAAACTTTTTACTGGCAGATCAGAGTAAAAACAATTGGCAGCGGAGACACCAGCAACACTGTTCTCGTGACGCCTGGCACAGATTACAGGGCAATCGAAATTGAAACAGGAACTGACAGGACTTCAGATTATTGGGCCGCTTTGGGCCTTAGTCCAAGTGCAATTACTTTTTACTGGAATGCGAGTTATTCTGGTGGCGTTGTGGTTGGCGGTCGCACAGTCGGAACTGTGACGGGAGATGCCGCCGGCACGTTCAACTCACCTATAGCTAACTATTGGTCAATATTTTACAACGCCAACGGTCCATGCATTGATATTTACGAAACTGCGACAGAAAACAAACAAATCAACCCATCCAATCCAGCATCAACCGGAACGCTTGAGTGCATGGCTGTTGAACAAGCAATTAGCCCAGTTGCTGACCCGACAAGTTTTCCGTCTAGCTACAATTTCACAACTTTTTCAGACGTTACATTTCTTGGCGTTGAAGGTAATTTATACGATGAAGGCGACAATTACCCCACCACGACGCGGCAGCTTTCGATCTATTACGAGCAAGGCGTAAAAGTCGCGCTTTACAGCGCCGGCACACCTGGGACGACTGGAGCAAGCAACCAATTCGTTGACCTTGCGATGTTCTTGTTTGAGCTGATAAAACGGCTTGATCCTGCATCAACTGCAGCCATTGCCACGCCAATAGATACCAGCAACCTGCAAACGCTTGCGACGTTCAACACCAACATTGGCACGCATTTCAATGGCATCATTGAGCAGTCAATGAACGTCGTTGAGTACATCTCGACGATGGCGCCGTTTTTCTTGTTGTCGTTTATCTCAAGCAACGGTCAATACAGCTTGCAGCCGTTGCTGCCAATCACGGCAGGCAATCAAATCGACACCACTGCGCTGACAGCAGCTGCGACGTTTA